AATATCTTCTTCATAAAGTAAAGATATTTCTCTACTTGCAGTCAACATAGTTTTTAATCTGCTTGGTAAAGTGAGAATATCAAAATTACTCATTTGATTTATCGATCCCATTGTCCAGTTAGGATCTGCATAATAAAATCTGTGAGGATTACTCCAACTGATTATAACTAAGTCGTCTTTTTTAATATCTGGAAGTATTTTGAAAAAGTGATTTACAATTTCTTGATTACCGAACCCACTTACAGCACAACTTTGGGAAGGACAGCCTAATTCTTTTCCTATTATTCCTCCCCAGCCGATTGTGTCTCTTACATACTCTGGATCACCATCTACAATGGTTGTACCATACATAAAACTACACCCAAACCCCCAAATTTTATTAAAGTTCAATGCCATAATCTGTTTTGAATATAGTTTTAAATATATCTTGCCCTGTATTAAAGTTCTCTTTCCATTGAGCAGACTGGTCGGCACCTCCCACAATATCACTAATCCACTTGTATGATGTAAAATGTTTGTTCATATTATGACAAACTTTTGCTAATGCGTATGCCTCCATATCAACACAGTCTACTTCTATAGCAGGTTTTGTTAATTGAAATTGGTCAAACGTCATACAGGTTTTGCCATCTACAAAATCTTCATTGAAATCAAACTGTTGAATATCTTCGTATGGCGTATGCCCTAACGGAACTCCTAAAGGTCTACAATCTATGTCTCCTTGCAAGAATTTAGTACATTTAAGTAACCCTCTAAAGTCAGGATTTATACCTCCAGCACTTCCGTAGTTTACTACGTTTTCTATGTCTGGATTATCGCATAGATATTTCGTGAGTTTCCAGGCGGCATTTACTTTGCCTATACCTGTGTATAATGTGTGTTTGTATTCGATGTCCTCTAATTCGGACTTTAATGCAACTACCAATAATGTGTTCATACTTGTACTTATCTACGACTAAAAAATAGATATTTTTATACAGGAAAATGTGCGTATTAAAACGTGTTATAATTAATTAGATAAATATCAGTATGGCAACATTTAAAGGTTTTAGTACAGTAGATAGAATTGGACCTCCTTTTAATTTAGAAGATTTAGAATTAGTCAAGCAAGACATTTTAAATCAACTTAAAACATCAAAAGGGGAAAGAGTTATGCTACCAGAGTTTGGTAGTATTATACCTGATTTGTTAATGGAGCCTTTAACAGAAGCAACCATTGGTTTTGTTAAAGATGACGTTACAGAAATTGTAAACGCAGACCCCAGAGTAAATTTACTTAATTTAAATGTTTCCGCAATGGACAACACATTAAGATGTGAAATTCATTTGGAATATAAACCAGACCTTACAGAAGATATACTTGTAGCAGAATTTGAAGCAACTACAGGCGTATCACTGAATAGTGGTGGAATTGAATCCACTCAAGGCACAACAACGTATTAGGTAGAGTATGGCGCAGGACATAAGACAAAATAATTTATTCGCCGCAGAAGATTGGCAGACAGCCTATAAGGCATTCACTAACGTAAATTTTAAAGCATACGACTTTAACACAATACGTCAGTCTATGATTACATATATCAGGGAAAACTATCCTGAAAAATTCAATGACTACATAGAAAGTTCAGAATTTATTGCAATTATAGAATTGTTAGCATACCTAAGTCAAAATTTAGCATTTAGGGTAGACCTTAACACCAGAGAAAACTTCTTGTCAACTGCTGAAAGCAGAGAAAGTGTGTTACGTCTGGCAAAAATGTTAGGTTATGCACCTAAACGTAATACAGCAAGTGCCGGCATAATGAAAGTAACAGCAGTACAAACTACTCAAGACGTCACAGACAGTTTTGGCAGAAGTATTGCTAACGAACGTGTTAATTTTGATGATGCATCAGAAAGCGAAAGTTATGATAAATTTATCAGCATAATGAATGCTTCATTAAGTACATACAACAAGTTTACAAAACCAGTTGCCAAAGAAATAATAGGCGGCATAAGTTCAGAATTATATCAAGTTAATAGTATACCAGGAACAAACGTAACATTCCCATTCAGTTTAACATTAAACGGCACAGGTGTTCCATATGAAATGGTAAGTGCAGAGTTCAGCGAATCTAAAGCATTTAAAGAAAAAGCACCAGATCCAGATGCACCATTCCAACTAATTTATAGAAATGACGGCAGAGGTCTATCAGGCAGTAATACTGGATTCTTTTTGATGTTCAAACAAGGAACATTAGAATACCAAGACGCAATTTTTGATAAGCCTATAAAAAATAATCAAGTATCAATAGACCAAACTATGATTAATGAAAGTGATGTTTGGGTACAAGAAATAAACAATGCAGGAGAAGTGTTAAATCAGTGGAATAAAGTTCCTAATCTAATTGGTCAAACATTGTTTTATAACAACTTAGCATTAGATAATAAAAGAGTATATGCAGTAGACAGTGGCTTTGAAGATAATGTTATAGTTAAATTTGCTGACGGTAACTTTGGTGCTATACCAGTCGGCACATTCAGAATGTGGTACAGAAGTAGTGCCGGCACATATCAAACAATTAACCCAACAGATGCAGTTGACAAACAAATTAATATTCCATATACAGATGCAAACGGAAACAATCAAGTATTAACATTGTTCTGCAGTCTACAATATACAGTTTCTAACGGTACTCCTGCTGAAAGCATACAAAGTATCAAACAACGAGCACCACAAGTATACCAATCACAAGATAGAATGGTATCAGCACAAGACTATAATGTTTATCCTTATGCAGTTAATAACAATATATTAAAATTAAAAGCAATTAATAGAACACACTCAGGTCACAGTAGATTTATTGACATAAACGACCCAACAGGCAAGTATCAAAGTGTAACTGTTTATGGTGAAGATGGACTGCTTTACAAAGAAGACGCCAAAGACGTAAACATTATTAATATAGATGGTAGTACAGTTTTATCAGAAGTAGTAGAATCATTAATTACAAGTAAACTGAGCAACAGTCATTTAAAAAACTTTATATATGAAGATTACAGAAATATTCATTTAGCAGACGACAGTTTAATTTTTGATTTAACCAGAAACTACTCTGTGATTAAATGGGTAACACAACCAAATAGAGCAACAAGCACAACAGGTTATTTAACAATAGATACTGGTGGTACTCCAACAGTACTTAAAAACAATCAAGTAGGCGACGTGTATAGACAAATACAAGAAAATGCAAGAATAAAATTCCAAAGTCCTACGGATAGTTCAAAATACAAATGGGTTGTTATAAAAGATATACAGAATAACGGAGGACTAATTACTAGTTCAAGTGCAGGTAAAGGTCCAATCACAATGTCAACATCCTTAGAGAATGGCTGGAGAGCAACAGAATTAGTTGTTAGTGTGCAACCTAACTTAATAGAAAATATCACAACGGCTATTACTACTGAGATAAGTTCAAAAAGAGACTTTGGTTTAGGGTATAATCCTAATCCTTCAGGAGCATCGCAAACACATTTCTTTGTAATCAATAACTCGATTCTACAAAAAGACGCAGAGTATAGTGCTGATTTAAGTACAGGTGCTTGTTGGATTGCCAAGTTCGAATACGAAGAAGGTTCATCAGATGACGACTACTCATTTAAAATGACCACAAGAGGTAAAAAACTTTTATTTGAAAGTTTTGAAGATGTACAATTTATTGATGCAGATGAAAATTATACAGTTGACCCTGCAACAGGTAATGTTAAAAAAGATGTTATCGAACTGTTAGATAATAACAGTAAGCCAAGTATTGAAGAAACTTACTATTGGGTAGATACTAATGCAGACGGTGTAGGTGATGCTTGGCAATTAAAAGATACAAATAACTATTATACTCCAACAGGAAATAGTCCTGAAATTGTTCTCAAAAATAGAGATGTTAGAGCAAACGAATTAAGTATTAAAATGATTTCTAACTTTGGCTTATTACAAGGTGGCGATGCTAACGTTAGTGTGTCAGACACATACAGTGGTAACGAATTTATAAGTCCTATCACCGTAGAGATGAGTGTTAATAGTCAAACAAATTCAAATGGACAAGCAGTAGTAAAACCTAATTCAGGTAAAATTACAAACTTGCCAAATAGTGTAGAAATACCTTTGAGCAAATTTGCATCAAATGTACAAGGCGGTGCAAACAGCAACATTGCGTATGTGGTTGTAGATAGCACAGGCACAAACACATATAGAGGTAATGTTTCCACAACCAGTTTACAAAGAGCAAATGCACAAATACAAGGCTCAGTTGATGTTACAAGTAACACCACAATTAAAGTTAATGAGTTTGATTCTAAAAGAACATTAGGGTTAGGAAATCAAGACGTACTTAAAGTAAAATATTCAGATACTAGAGAAAGATTAGATGAAAATATTAGATTTGATATTTCAGACAAGTTTACATACGCAGACGGATATATAGATTACAGAAAAATTGAAGTGCTACCGGTCGACACAGACTTTGATGGCGTACCAGATGAACCACTTGCATTCAGTAGATTTGTAGATCCAGACGATTTAGTATTTTTTGAAAATCAAAAAGATTTACAAGGTAACGACTTTATCAGACCTATCAAAACAGGTATATTAGATTACAGAGCAGAAACAAGTGCAATAGTAGATTTCTTAAATGAAAACTTAGCACCAGGTTCAAATGTATTAGACCAAACAGACTTTACACAATTTACATTAATATTAGTACCTACAAAAACTTTTGCTCAAACATATTTAACAAACAACAAAGCAAAATTACACGGCAAGAAAGTGTATGTAGCAGATACAAAAGAATTATTTGACTTACAGATTGAATTCACAGATTCAACTAATGTTATACTAACAGACAGTCAAAGTTATACAGTAAAGAATGGAAGATCTTTCACACAGAATACCAACACTACATACCGCCCAGTAAGTTTTAAATGGGAACACGTTGCTCCTAGTGACATAAGAATAGATCCTAGTATTAGTAATATTGTAGAAATGTTTGTTTTAACAAGAACATATTATTCAGAAGTTTTAAAATATAAAAACTCAACAGAGTTAGGTAAAACTTTCCCACTTGGTCCAACTTCTGAAACATTATCACAAAACTTTAGTGACTTAGAAAAATATAAGAGTATTTCAGACCAAATAATTTATAGAAGCGGAAAGTTCAAAGTGTTATTCGGCACAGAAGCACTTCCAGAATTACAAGCAACATTTAAAGCAATCAAATTGCCAAGTGTTACAATTAGTGATAACGAAATTAAGAGTAGAGTTAAACAAGCAATAGACCAATTCTTTAATATACAGAATTGGGACTTTGGTGAAAGTTTTTACTTTACAGAATTAACAGCATACGTTCACACTCAAACAAATGATGTATTAGGTAGTTTAGTAATTGTACCTAAGGATCCAAGCAGAAGATTTGGAGACTTGTTTGTGGTGAGATGTGAACCAGACGAAATTTTTATGAGTACAGCGACAGTAAGTGATATAAAGATAGTTTCAGACTTTAACCAAGAAACTTTACAGCAGATTGGTTCAGCAGTACAAGGTGCAACAGCAGGAGCAACTGCTGATAACGGACCTTATGCAATTAACGGATACTATCCTTTATATGCAACAGCAGACGCGGCGTCAGAGGCAGGTGATGGCACTAGCCATTCACACACGTTCTTTGGACAAACATTCTATATGCCTAATGGTGTAACTTACTACCACGGCACTTATAATGTAAGCAACGATGGGTTAAATAGTAGTAACACAGGAGGAACCAGTACTAGCAGTGGAGGTTCAAGTGGAAGTAGCGGAAGTGGTGGATATTAATGAGCAATAGACCTTACGATTTATTACCGATACAGTTTCAAACAGAGACAAATCAAACATTCTTTGAAAATACTGTAGACCAATTATTTACAAAATCTAATACAGAAGTTGTTGATGGACTAATTGGACGTAAAATTCCAGGAACAGATAGTCCGTATGCGGCTGATTTTATAGAACACAACGATATAGGTAGAAACTTTTACGCATTAGAGCCTATATATACAAGCACAGAACCAGTTTCCGGAACACCTGGTAACTTTGTGTTTTACGAAGACTTGTTGTTCTCATTAAAAAGTTACAACGCATTTGTAAACAATCATAATAGACTGTTTAAATCAAAACAGTTTACTTATAGTCCCCCGATAGACATTGATAAGTTTGTGAACTATCAAAACTATTTCTGGATTCCAGAGGATCTAGACATAGTTAAAATATATGGTACAGCAGACAGTCCAATTAATATAGACAACATTCCAGGATCTAAAACTTTTGTTGCCCCAAATGGTACAGAGTTGCTTAACGGTAGTTTTGTACAATTTACTGGAACTCACGTAAGCGGTAGCACATATACTAAGGACACAACTTATCAAGTCGAGGGCGTAGGGCAACATATAAGATTTTTAACACCTAATACCAAAGACAAAATATCAGCATATGCAACATTTGATAGTGTTGCCTTTGATGCAGATTGGGACGGTATAGGTTCATTCAGTGGAGCAGGACTTACATATGATGCAGATAATATAAATCCATCTTTGTACAGTTTCGACAATCAACCTTATGATGCTGTTAGTAATCAACGAGAAGCAGATTATTTACTACAGCAACGTGGTGCTCAGAATCGTAACCCTTGGAGTAGATTAAACTACTGGTATCATATACAAACAATTCAGCAATCAAGAATTGTTTCAACACAGGTACCTAATCCTTGGGATATCACCAGTTACGACTCGACCAGTTTCGATTATGAATTTGTTGAAGGTCAACAAGTAGGAAGCATTCCAGAGAATGCCATAAGAGCAACCAGACCAATTATAGAATTTAATAGAGACTTAGAATTATACAATTATGGTAGTAATTTTAACACCTATGTTGATATGATAATTAATGAACCAAGAAATCAAATCGACGGTAAATTGCCAATGGGTAATCCTATAAACGGCACAACTTCAGCAGTAGGTAAAAAAGCAATATTTACAGCAAATGAAACAAGTGCTGTAGTGTATGATATTGTAGACTCAGGCTCTGGTAATGTTTCATTTACTGCAAACAGCAGTATCAGTATTAGTACAAATGATACATTTTTAATACAAGAAGGTGCTGACATAGGTGCAGAATATTATTGGAACGGAACCAAATGGCTTAAAGCACAATTTAAAGACCAAGTTAATTTAGCACCTAAGTTCAAACTTTATGACTCCGACGGAGTGCCTTTAGACGACAGTATAACGTATCCTAGCAGTACATTTAAAGGAAACGAACTGTTCAGTTATAAACTTAATACGTTAAATGCAAATGACTCAATATTGAACTTTGGAATTGATAGAAGAAGCGGACAATATTCTAGTGATATGCTGTTTGAAAATGATATATCAAAAGACATATACAATTATGTTCCTACAGGATCTACATCAAAAAGTGTTATTCCCGGTTATTATTATGCAAAAGACTTAACATACGATGTTAACGGAAATCAAAACTCTAGATATTTGCACAGTTGGATGCCTAATGATGTACCTAGTTTTTATTTGACATTCGATGAAAGTAGAAATTACAAAGCAGGGCAAACTGTAAGTTATAATAAACAATTCTTTACAGCAGATGCAGATATCACTGCAGGTGTATTTGATATTTCCGAATGGTCACTGGTAGAAGATAAATTTTCTGTACAAGTTGTCAGAGACGAATACTTTATCACAGAAGCAAATAAAACTCAAAAACGTTTTGATATAAGTGCTACACCTCTAAATGAGCAAGTAGACGTATATATAAATCAAAGAAAACTACTTAAAGGCACAGACTTTACTGTGGTAACTAGCAAAGACGGAATATTGTTTACATCCACTCCTGCATTAAACAGTTTAATTACAATTAAGACAACTACAAACAGTGATGTAGATTTAACACTACAAGGAAGATTTGAAATACCTAGTGCCTTATCACACAATGTTGAGAATAAAAGTATTACAGAATTTACAACCAGTGATGTACTGAGTCACTATTTAGGTATGATAGAAGATCAGCCAACATTTAAAGGAAATGCTTTAGGTATTAATAACTTTATAAACAGTGAAAGAATACACACTGGTAATAATGCCAAAATTAGACAAACCTTCAGTGATTTGCCTACAGCAATGTTATTATCTAGAGGTAGTGTATTAAATTTAGTAGAAGCATTACGTTACAGTGAAGTTGAATACAGCAAGTTTAAAAACAGACTAAAAGGCAAAGTTAAAAATTATATAAACAATAATACTATCCAAGGCAAAACAGTTGCACAAATATTCGAAGATGTTTATACAGATATTGTGGCAACTAGAACAAATGATACTGCTTTTAAAAGAACATATATGCTACCTTGGGGCACAGAATACGAAGAAAAAGAATTTACAGCAAATGTAGACACTACAACCTTTACTACAACATTAAGTGCAAACTTAGAACAGATGAATAACTTTGTAAGTGTTTACAAGAACGATATATTACAGACAACAGGAACAGACTACACCGTAACAAGTAGTGTTCCAGTTGTAATTGCAATGACATCAGTTGCGGCAAACGATAAGATTAAAATTAGAGCATATCAAGACTCCGATCCAAGTAATATACCATTTACTCCTTCATCTTTAGGACTGTACCCTATCAAAGAACCAAAATTTGTTACAGATACAACATACGCATCAAATTTAAGTGTTATTTGCGGACACGACGGCAGTTACACTTCTAGAGAAAATAATATAGTAGATGATGTGATGCTACATTACGAAAAACTAGTATATAATAGCACGTCACAAAATATTAGAAATAACGACACAGTCAGCAAATATTTAACAATACAAGATGTTAAACCTAGTTATTTTGCAACAACAGATTGGAAAAAATCAGAAATAGACACTATATTATTTGGAGGCTTTTCTAGATGGGCAAGTCAAAACAATGTTGACTTTGTAACTAACAGTACTGTTGATGCATCAGATCCATTTACTTGGAATTACGGCGAATTAGGTCATTGGAGAAATGTGTTTGAATATTACTACGATACACAGACTCCTAACACCACTCCTTGGGAAATGTTTGGGTTTGATAAAAAGCCAAGTTGGTGGGAAACACAGTATGGCAATTCAACAGTAACCAGTAATTCAACAACATTATGGAATAATGTAGCAACCGGCTACATACCAGATGGAGATAGGAAAGGGTATCACCCAAGATACAAAAGAACAAATATTTCTTCAGTGTTGCCAGTAGACAGCAGTGGTAATCTAGTTGCACCAAACGTAAGTATAGCAAGTAGTGTTACATCTAGTTCAGATGTAATTTACGACCCTTGGGGATTTGGAGATGGCGGGCCAGCAGAGCAGGCTTGGAAGAAAAGTGTATCATATCCGTTTGCAGTTGTTTCTGCATTGTTCTTAACCAGACCAGGCGAATTTGTAAAATACTATTTAGACCCAGAAGAAATTTTAGAACCGACTGTTATGCCACAACAACTTGTAAACAAAACTACTAAAAAACGAACAGGGCATAAATTACTTTCATTCCACGGCGGGTTAGAAGCAGATAAAACCACAAGAATTTTAAAAAGAGGATTTAGTGCTATACTTGATAGTTGGGTATCTTCACAAAAATTAGATACTGATGTACAAGTACAGCAGACCATACAAAATACAGATGTTAAACTAGGACATAAGCATAGCGGATTTGTAAATCTAAATGACTTAAAACTTTATAGTGATAAATTAAGTATAGACGGATTCAGCACAGGTGAAAAAGTTCCTTCAGAAGATGTATACACAGGATTACACACCAGTGGTGTAATTGCTAGAAACTTTTATAGCGGTGTAAAAATTACAAAAACAGCAACAGGCTATCAAGTAAATGGGTACGACAAAAGCAACAATGTATTTAATATTTTAGAAAGTGATGTTAACGGCGGTAGTGCAGGAATTAAAGTAGGAGGTACTCCTATTATACCTGCAATTTTTGAAGTAACTGGAACATACAATAAAGATGATATTATATCATACAATGGTAACTATTACAAAGCAAATTCTAATTTAGAACCAGGTGATTTTGAATTCACCAATTGGACACAGGTTAACGATCTTCCAAAAGAAAATGAAAGAACAGGAATTTATTATAAAAATACCACAGGAATAGTCAAACAGATAACCTATGGTCATACTTTCCCTGATGTAAATGCAACATTTGATTTCTTAATAAGTTTAGGAAGATATCAAGAAAAAATAGGTTTCGATTTTGGTGACTTTAATGAAAGTATAGGCGATGTAGGCAATTGGGTTTACACAGCAAAACAATTTTTATTCTGGATAGATAGTAATCCAGCAGTTGGTTCTATAACAGCATTTAGTCCAATGGCAGAAAAAGTTTACTTTGAAGCACCCATTGGTACAGTTAATAAAATTGGCAAGTTTACAAAAGGCATACCATCACTAATAGATGCTGATGGTTCAGTTCTAGAACCTAAGCAATGTGGTATATCTAGAAAAGGAAGAAGCATCACAATTACACCACCAGTCGGAAAAAGTATTTTTGGTGTATTAATGCTAACAAGTGTAACTGAACACGCAACTGTTATTAATAACAAGAGTGTATTTAACGACACAATTAATAACGATGTGTACAACATTAGACAAGAACGTTTAAGGTTAAAAACACAAATTTCCAGAGAGTGGGATGGTTCACTGAATGCCCCAGGATATATTATAACTCCAAGTCAGGTTATGCCTAACTTTGAAAACTTAGTAGAAGCAACTAGAAACTATCATCAGATGTTTAGTACTCCTACATTACCAATAAAACGCACACTAGCAAGATCATTATTTGGGTATACCGATTCAGAATATTTAGATAGTTTAGGAATCGAAGATGACCAACAAATAGAATTAATGAAAGGTGCTATCAGAGCCAAAGGTACAGTAGCAGGGTTAGACAGAATACTAAGAAGTGATAGCATTAATAAAAATAAAGATTTCACAGTTTATGAAGAATGGGCAGTAAACCAAGGTTCGTTCGGTGATATAAGTTCTAAAAAGAGTTTTGATTTAATATTAAACAAAAAAGATTTTGTTAGAGATCAGCAATTATTAGAATTAAAATTTCCTGAAAGTGTTACAGGAATTGTTTCTGCGATTAATATTGTAGAGAAGAAAACACAATATTTTGTACCACCAATTATAGAAGTTGATAAGCCTCCAGTACCACCCTCAGGACTAAGTGGACAAGGAAATGGTAGAGCATTAGCAAGTGCTACACTGGCATCAGATGGTACATTGGGTAATATATCAGTAGACTACAAAGGGTTTAATTATGACAATGCACCTAATGTTACTGTAATTACAGGTAATCTGTATGTTTCTAAAATAGATGAAGTATTAACTAATGGACTTGCAATGAGTAGCAGTTTAGTTCCTCAGCCATTTAGCAACGTAGGATTGAGTAATTTAGTTGTTACTGACCACACAAACGGTGGAACAATTACAACAAACGTCGGCTTAACAACAAGTTTAAGCAACTTGGTAACAGCATTTAATATTCAAGCAGGTGCAATTAGCAATGCTAATGTAAGTGCTTCAACAGAGTTTACAAATGCAGTTGGTCCTATGTTCCTTAAACTTGCAGGTAGCGATTTCACAGTGGCAGATGATGATGCCGGCACAACGTTAGGCTATTTGAATTTAACAGCAGGCAGATATCAACCAAAACAGAAATTTAAAATTGAAGTTGCAAATAACACTACTATAGATAACATTGTTACCTCAATTGATAATACCATAGTTAATCAGTCGTACTATTCATATAGTGATAGTTCAAGACACACAATAGAATCTAATGTTACCACATATACTAACTTCCTTTCAAATGATGGTTTCTCTGTTAAAGTTAATTTTAATAATATTGCAGGTAATTTAACAAAAACAGGTGACAATTACGATTTTGTTAGTGTGTTTATAGATGGCAAAAAGATTGAGAACGATGCAGATTACACAAGATTAGAAGTAGGCAACAGTGGTGGATTAGCAGAAATACAACTTTCTAATATCAGCACATTAGTAAATTACACTACTTCATCAACAATTTTAATTATAGAAGAAGCAAGTATAACATTTGATACGTCTTTAACAACAGATGTTCCTGGTAGTAATGTAGAAGTAAAAGTCGAGTCTGACGACAGGCTAGTGGCAGTACCAGGCACAACCAGAACCTATGCCATTAGCAAAGACGATCCAAATGATAATGTTGTAACAATAGATATCGATGACAAAACAAGATTTGTTAAACGACCAACAACAGAAGATTTAAATGTTAAATTATACCCTATTAATAAATTTGATAAAACAAGTACACTGATTAAGAACAGTGGTTTTGTACACAAAGACAATGTTGACATACAGGTATTCGACATTAATCACTTTGACAGAGAAATTAGCGGAAATACCGACATAGTTTTAAATGGAAATAATATTATACATATGGCTAAAGGTGAACACGATAATTTCGATGTTTACCAATTAAGAAGTTTGAGAGATGAAACCGGTTTAAATAATTTCTACATACAGCAACCAGGTGACGGAACAAGTAAATTGTTCAGTCCTATTAGTTTACAAGAATACAATGACAGCAATATTATAAACGACCCAGAGAATAAATTATACTTTGATAACACACTATATATTAAAAACAGTCAATTACCAAATGCGGTTGTAAAATATACAAATGAACAATTAGTTTTAGACAATAAATCAATATATAGAGGAATTTATAATCCACCTCCAACCACACAAGGTCTGGTTACTAAAATTAAACCTAATAGAACAGCAAACATTGTAGGAGTTTATCCAGATATAACCAGTGAATTTAAACTTGTTAGTCTAAAACTTAATAATGTAAATGGCGATGCAGAATTTGCCAGTAATATTGCAGTTGCAGGAAACGTAGATGGACAAAATAATGTAGCAATTGGCTTTGCAAAAATTGACGGCATTCAAGATAACAGTAAGATTAGATTCTACGGCGATGACTTAGCCGCAACAGGATTATCAAATGGTGCTACAAAAGTTTACTCAGTACAAAGTGTAGTATATGATAAAAATTCAATCACAGTTTTAGAACCAAACGTAAGTATAAACGTAGGACAAGTTACAAGTTTAGGAAACATAGATATTAGAAGTACTGAAACAGTAAATGCAACTCCTAGTTTAGTAGCAGGAACTTATCCAGTTGGCATTACAAGTATTACATCAGATGGTGCTGGTACAGGATTAAGTGCAAGTGTTGTAGTAGGCGGAGCAAGTAGTGTTACTTCTATCACAGTAACTACAGCAGGTCAGAATTACTTATTTGATGAAGAAATTAAAATACCAGAAACTGCATTAGGTGGTAGTGATGCAAACATATTTGTTTTTGCAAATGTAACAGGCACAAAAGATAACTCCTCAGTTATTAGAGACCAAGCAAATGTATACGCAATAATTACTAATCCAATACAAGGAGGCAGTAATGTCCAACCAACAGGATTTAGTTTTGGCGCACAAACGGTTGATTTCTTAGCCGATGAAATAGAAGACTTTGCCAATAGTGCAGACGTAACTGTTTCACAAGGTAAAAATGATACATCAATGAGTATGGTAGATGCATATGGCAACTATACAATAGCAAATGTTAATGCCAGTGCTAAAACATTTACAGTGACATCAGACAAAATTAAATTTAAAGACATTAGTGTTTCTAGAGGTATACAAAATAGTAAAGCAGTAAGTATAACTGCCAATGGTGATGGCACAGGTAATGCTGAAATGACATTGGATACTGTTATGCCGACCAATACATTTATCAAATTAGATAGTAGTAAGTCTAATGCAATTTACCCACTTTATGCAAACACTTCTAACAATAAAAAATTACATTTCTTTGATAACAATTTTGTTACAACAGTTAGTGGGAATACTGCTTTCTATAAAGGAGAAATAACAACACAATATGCCACAGTAAATTCATATGATGCAAGTAACAACAAATTTATATTAGCAAACGTTAGTACTACTGCTTTAGGTACGTCATACGCAAACGTAGAGTTTGTACACGCAGACATAGTAAACGGAAAAGGCGAATGCGGCGACATAGTTGGATTAACAGGTAAAAGAAAATCATTAACTATAGAAAGTGCATCGACATTAAGTTTACCAGATTCAAATGCTGTAGACATTACACCATCTTTTAGTGTAAATGCAGTAAATGATACCACAGTATCTGCAAACAGTAACGTAACAGTTTTATATTTCCCACAAAAAGATACACAAAATACCGTAGAACAATTGATAGATGACTTTGCAACTACTAAGCAAAAGTCTGCAGGATTAGACCAAGTTCCGTATAATCAAGCATATATGACTACTGCTAATACAGAAAATCCTATGGTAGAATTACTACTAGACGGTGAAGCAGGAAAATTAACATCAATCGATGATATTGTAGTTGGATTCGACGTTAAGTATCTAGATGAAGAAACAGACAAAGCATTTAAAGAAGAATTAAAAGATGCAACAGGCGAGCAAACCAGAAGAATTATAGAAAATTATTATGTGAACAAAGCAAAAGATATAGACCAACCTTCATTAGAAAACTTAACTATTAGTTTACAAAAAGTAGGAGGTAACGATGTAGGTTATCATTTAATTAAAGACGGCTCACCTATAAAAATTAATGATGAAAGCAACAAACAAGTAATTGCTGGAGTAACAAAAAGTAAAATAGATGGACTTCTTTTTGATAACACAGGCGTAGGTGGTTATAAATTATCTCCTGATGCACCTGAACAAAAAGAAATAAAATTATCATTTAGTGATGATTACAAAGAACCTAAAACATCTAACAGTGATTTATTAGAATATGTTGACACAGTTCCTAGAATTAATCCTACGGTTTCTACAACCATAGTAGATAGATTTAGACTAAAAGATATTTCAACAACATCACAAAGTGGTGCTGTAAACAGATTAGGTGTTTCTAATAAAATAAAATTAAGAGAACTTGTAAAAAGAGTAAAAGACGGAGACAGAGGATTCGACGGTCAGTTTGTTCTTAGATTTGAATTTAAAAATGGAGACAGTTTTACATATGATCCATTAAGCAATGAATTCTCAGGATACAGAAATGCTATTGTGAGAATCAACCACGTCAAAGTAGATTATTCTGTGACCAGTAACGATCCAGGATTAGTAAATGATGTTAGAGTTTCATTGTTCGATCCAGCAGGAAACATTGTAATACCTAACACAAGAGTTAAAGAAGCATTTGCTAGTGGACTAATAATTGAAGATAATATACCTGCTGATGATGTCACAGGGAATCTTAAAGCAGTAATATGGAGCAAAGACTCCGAAACAGGCGACTTCATATTTGCAGGTTCTTTTGTAGAAAGAGCATTTAGACCTAGTGAATCAGATAAAGGAGTAACAGTAGGTAAACTTGTTACCAGTGATTCGACAGCAGTTGATATTTACAACAACTTCCACACAGCAGTTGTTCTAAATAATAATAAAGCACACAATATAGAATCTATGGCATTAAGAATTAAGAATCCTACATCTTATAATCCATTTGCTATATTTGGTGCTGACTTAACCCCGTCGAATTTAAAATTCTTAGCAGTAAGAAATTCTAAATACACAATTGATAATGCTGTGATGCCAAACTTTAAAATTAAAACACAAAGTATCACAGACGATGTATATATGTTTGGCGATACAAAAGGCATAAACAATGGCGACAAAGTAAGATTCGATGATTTGTTGTTCAGCGGATCAAGTCCTTTTGATGCTGAATTCACAGTTGCTGATTTAGAAAGCGACAAATTTACAATTAGTGGTGTAACAGGAACTGCATTCGCAGACTATTACGCAACAAGTTTAACATCTTTGAATATGCTTGTCAAGAACAGCAATAACAAAGCATTCTTGATTAATCACAATAATCACAACTTACAAAATGGCGATGTTGTTGTAATCAATGACAACGCAGGTTCTAGTGCATTTAGTAATATTAAATTTAGAATTAACAATGTAACAAGTAAAGATACATATTTTGTTGGCTTAAATGGTATAACACCTCCAACAAGCAATATTGCAGGATTAAAAGCATTCACTACAACACCTCAAATGATGCTGGGAACAGTTAAAGCGGCAAATGAAGGTTTGGTTGTTTACAGCAACAATCACAAAATGTTGAGTGGTATGACATTTACTGCTTATGCAGATGCTCCAGATCCAGGTTCATTAAACGGACAAGTGTTTACAGTTAATGAAGCATATAGTACAGATGCTTTCTCAATTGAAGTGTCAAACGTTAGTGCTATAACAAACCAATCTGCTAATTTAACTTATGTTTCAGATGGCAGTAAATTGGTATGTAGTTATTTGGGAAGAAACTTACCAATACACGACCAAGAATTTATGGTATATGATCCTTTAAATGAAATTGGTTTAGACGGCGAAATATTAACAGCAAATGTTTATTATTCAGATACTGAAGATACAACTTCTGTTGAAGGCGATGTATCATTCGATTTAACAACACCAATTGCAAGAACAATCAATGCAAACACATTAATACTTAAACATTATGAAGATAGTGTGTTACACGTTCCAAATCACGGTATGTTTGCACACACCGTTGTTACACCAGTTTTATCAACTGGTACACCAGATGCAAACAACAATGTTTCAGTAACAGTAAATGACTTAACATATTTCGAAGTTGGAAGTACTGTATTATTCGACGATGCAAATGTTGACCATCCACTAAGTTCAAACAGTTACGACATTATAGATATAAATGAATCAAACAACACGTTTATAATTGTTGATTCAACAGGAACTGCAACTGCTACAGCAAATATATTTAGAGTTGAAACAGATGCTTATATAACAAACAAAGAAAGAGTTATACAAATTGGCGATACAAGTTTATACGACGGATTTGCTAATCCTAAAATTGTAACAAAAGATACAATGAGTATCAAAGGCAGATTCAAAGGAACTGCGACAGGCTACATTACTAATGATGCAATGACTGTGTTTGTAAATGGCGACGTAAATGAATTAAACGGTGATGCATTGGTAATTTCAGATTGTCCTCAAAACTATTACAATAGAGTTTATCCTGTGTTAAGCAGTTACACAGAAGATCAGAGTGCAAATATATTTGTAGTAAGAGGGTTTGCTCAAAACAATAAAACATTAGATTTAGCAAACACACAAACTAGGTATACTAATACTAATAAAAATAGAATTAAAGTTAATGGAACTTCAATATCATTGGCTAATACAGATTCAATGACTAATTTTGTTAAGAGTTTTAACCAATCAATTATAGATAGAGAAGGTTCTATTATAGATACAGAAAATGGACTACAAGTTGGTTTCCTTTATGGTAGAAGAAATCAAGAGTTAGATAACAGAAACAGCAAATATGTAAATGCTCCACTTGATACATCAGGACTAAAAGTTCATATAGATGTAAACTCTAATCCTAATATGAATCCAACAGGAGATGATGTTTTAAGTGCTAACAGATATTTGCCGTTAGATAGTCAAATTATAAATGCAAGAGGACCAGCAAGTAAACTTGGTATGCCGATGCTGGATTTAGATAAACTAGAAGGTGCATTCAAATCTCAACGTAAAGCATACAAAAATAAAAAACGCATACCTCAAGAAAGAATATCAAGCAATGCATTAGATAACAATGCTAAAAATAGTACTGTGATGAAGGAACACGACAAGTGGGCAAATGGTTATGTGTCTAATACTGACATTACAGAAAATCCAGATGCAAGACAGCCACTGTCATTTAAGATTAAAACATATAACAAAATAGCAAAACAAGATTATTTTATTGACGATTTAGACACTAGCAATGAATATGCAAATAGTCCTCCCAATCCTATGAATCCTTATCCAAAAGTGAGACCAGATGCACACGACTACCATCGTTATTATAATGAAAAATATATGTATCACGAATATAACGGACGCGGAGAACCTGGCAGGTTTGGTCCAGGCGGTGGCGGCAATCCTCCCGGCGGTGGCGGCGGTAGACGAGGTGGCGGAAACAACGGTAATAATGGTAATAACGGAAACAATCAAGGCGCAGGCACAGTTGCAGGTAACGAAGTAGATGTAACAGTGAATCAACAATATGTAGTTGAACTTGCAGGTAACTTATGTACACAGTCCGGAGAGATATTAGAATTCAGTGACGGTACGCAAGTAACATTGGGAGAAGGGTGTGATCCAGAACAATTAGCGGCATTATTGTCTTCGCAGAATCCAAACTATACTTATGTTGTTCAACAAACAACACCTACAGAACCTTGTGTCGAAACACCAGCACAGGCAATGGGACACGCAAAGGTAGATGCAAGATTTAAAGATGCTTTAAAACGTTACGGCGGAGACAATGAAAGAGGTGCAAGTAGACCATCTTATAGAAGCGATGTAAAAGACTTTGGTGTTATCACAAGTAAAGCCGCAAGTAGACACAGTTGGAATGAGTGGGACGTTAGAAACTTTGTTGACACAGTTAGAAACATAATGAATGCTGAAGAAATAGACGTCAGCAGATTCCCTACTTCATACGGAAAAGATAAACACTTCTCAACAGGAAGAGGTGGTGTATGGATAGAGTGGGAAGGAACTCACAGAAGTGAAATACAGATTTTAGGCTCAACCGGTAGATGGAAGAAAAAAGGTACAATGGGATATAAAGGAATTAGTAAGTCCAGAGGATACATTTTCTTTAGAAACCCAAGAGGTATATTTAATGACCAAGACTTTGCTGGTGCGGTAATGGGTTGGAAGATTCATCAGAAGTCATACAATGTAGGTTATAACAAATACACATTATACATAGGCGGCGGCGGACAACCAGTAGTCAGTATTCCATTATTTAAATCTAACTACTTCCAAAGTGGCGGCGGTGATGGCAGTTCGTATATGCGTAGATTTGTTAGAGAAAGGTACGATGCAGGAACTCAAACTTATACTGTAAGTGTTTCAGGTTCACAAGCACCAGGATTTAGACAAAATAGTGTTATTCACGAATATCCAAGAGCAAACAAAACAAATAATTGCCCTCCTCCAGGACAACCGGGTGCAGGAGGCAACTTAGGATTACAACAGGTAGAAGCAAGAAAATTAAACAATAGTATTAAAATTAAAAGTGACTTACCATTTAGTTTAGCAAAAGGCTGTGCATTCGGTAGCATAAGTGAATGTGCTGAGTTTTATCCAGTACAAGAAAGAAACTTAACAACTAACTTTGATCCACAACAAGCAAAAACAGAATTCCAAAAACTGCAAACACAAGGTTTCTATGATAAGACTTTAGAAATAAGTGCAGACAGCGAAGATCCTAGACCAGAAGCAGGATATGGCGGATTTGCTTTCCCAACTAAGTTAGGATTGCCTAGTGTATATCCAGACTTTGTTGCAGGTGGTAGATTAATTTCTCCTAGAGAAATAACAAATACAAAACATAAATTTGTTAATGGTAGATTTGTAGGTAACAGTAATATCAGAGATACAAGATTTGTAATGTTGGAACCACCAGAAGTACCAACAGGAAACTTGTCAGACGGTAGTGGTTTCGGTTATAGAGTTGGAGATCAACTGGTTGCAACAGGCGGCAGACCTAAGAGTGTACAAGATGATGACTACTTGTTCAAGAGTGTGGACTTAGCACAATCTATACCTTTGAGAAACATTGCATTGTCGCAAGATTTAGTTAATTTACCAATTACAGAATTAAAACGCAGACTAACATTTGAAATTGTAGATGAAAATAATAATCCAATTCCAGGTGTTGCAGTCAAGCCAACGTTTAATGCTGTACATAATGCAGAAGATTTTGAAGAAGCACAACACGATAAAACCACAGTAAGTCCAAATGGTGTTGCTGTAATGAATTACAGAGACTACATTTATGCAGGAGGAGATACTTCTGCAGATTGGGATTCACCTGCATACAAAGGTGTAAGAGAGCAATATAGAAATTTAGGTTTAAGTGATATTGCTTCAGCAGACTTTAGATTAGATGTGGGCGAAGGTGGTTCAACTACAATGACTATCGATAATATAAGCGGACAATCTAAACTGTATAGAGCATTTATCGGTAATACAAATTTACAGTCAACATATTGTATGATAGGTAAAGTAGGATACGGACATTTATTTGATGATGGAACAGAAGCAAGTAAAACTTCTAGATTGAAAAGTTTTGATAGTGCTTATTTAGAAACATATAATGGCGATACTATTGCTGTATGGGACACACAAGGTCAACCAGCATTAGAAACATTATTAGCAGGTACTCCAAAAGGCACTGAAGGTATTTGGAAAATGGTAGGAGACTACAGCAATAATCCAGACTTAACTGCCAAAGAACACTTACTGACAGTTGCTATGTTAAACTGGAACTCACGTTATGTTCAGTTCTTAGGATTCAAAGACCACAGAGCATACTTTAAAATATTAACAGTTGGTACAGTAATTCCTAGTAGCGAAGCAAGAAATGGTTGGTATGAGTATGATGTTAAAAATTTATACGATCCTAAAAATAAATCATTTAGAAAAGTTACTTCAAGATTCTATGCAATACCGTTAGGAGCAAGTACAGATGGAGCAAACGAAGGACATAAAAAATATAGCCACACATCGAACAGCGGCGGTGTTGTAACACTAGATAAAATTAGAACACTAACTGAAACAGCAAGAACAAACACGTTGGAAAATATAGAAGCAAATCCAACAGGAAGTACATATGATAGTGCAACAGGTGTAACAACCGTTTCGCCATCCAGTGATAATTCTTTCCAACTTAACAATACTATAAGAACAATGCACCTAACAGTAAGTGCAGGCACAGATGTAAGTAGAGATTCAGAGCAACTAGATGTTATGTTTATTGAAGATGACAACTATAATAATGTGTTAAGAATACCTTTAACAGTACATAAACCATCAGTAGAAACTTCAGCAGATGGGACAACACTTACTAAAACTGCATCACAAGTTGCAGAAGACTACAATAGAATAGGGTTAAAACAATATCTAACAGCATTTAACAAAGGTACTGGTACAAAAATTGGTGAAAGTAAAGCAGTAGTTTACACATTTAGTACTAGCCACATACCAGACGATGCAAAAATTACAGATGTTAAACTAAACATACAATGGCGATCCAAAGATCCGTCAGAATGGGGTATGATTTGGTTACAAGCACCAGATGGAACAAGGTTACCAATACTACAACCATTAGGAGAAGGTACTTTGGATACCACAGGCGAAGGTACAGGTATGTTTGGCTCAGATCATCAGGGTGGAGTATTTAAAGGATATGAAATTACTGAAAGAAGTAAAGGAAAATATCATAACTTTACGATATCAGGCGGTGTTGCTGACAACAATGTGTTTAAACCTACAGCAGAAACCTTCCCAGTAGATGGAAGAAACATAAGTCCAATACCAGGTAAACATAAACGTTATTATAGAGCAAAAGACAGGCACGGATTTATAGGAACTGTGGACTATGATAGACCAAACACTCCAGCAAACAGCATTTGGCAAGCAGAAAACATTATTAGAGAATATATTAGACAGTATGATAAAAATGCTAAAGGAGAGTGGAGAGTAGAAATTACCAGACCAGGAAGAAATTGGGACGATTGGGCATATCAAAGTCCTATCACTAAAAGAGATGCTAACGGAAACGAAACTTTCGAGTATGGGCCACAAGATGTAAACGAAATATTTGCACCAAGACTTAAAATAAGTTATGCAGTTTATGTTCAAGGCGAAGCACCAACCAGTGTTGCTAACTCAGACGAGGCAATTACAGGACTAGAAATAACTAACCAAGGTGTTTATACGCAATCAGAGATACAAGGCTTTGGACAAATGAGTGTTAGAAGTACAGGTGTTATGGTTCCAGGTACTATGTTAGGCGGTGTTAGAGTAAGAATAGAAAAAGGTAACGAATTAGATAAGGCTATTAGAAATAGAACTGCAAAATTTGTTGTTACAGGTGTAAACAGTTTAGGTAGTATTACAAAATTAAGAATTACAGACAGAGGTACATATATAAACTTCCCACCAGAAATGGAAAGAGGTGTATCTTTAAAATATGATGATGATTTTGCCGCAACATTGAAAGGAACAAGACCAGAAGGATTAGGATACGGCGGAAGAGTTGCAATGACAAGCAGAAGTAAAATTAATTGTCAAAATAATCCTCCAATTTTCCCTGCACCAGGCGATAATATTGCACAATTAGAACCTATTGCTGATGCAATAGCAGATGGAATCAATGGTGCAACCAGAGGAACAGCAAATATAACAGCATTTGCATATGATGTTAACCCTGCTGTTAGTGTGCTAAACATTGTTACTCCTGATGATGGAATGGAGTTTGTTGCACTTAACGGCGGATTTAATCCTTGGAATTTCCCAGAAGGTGAAATAGATCCAGACTTAGTTGGTGTAAGAGCATTAGACGATTTTAATGATAGTGTAGACGATGTTAATAATTTAACACAATTTGGTAACTTAATAGATCCAACAACAGGATTATCGATACAACGTTTAAGAGAATTAGGTTTATTAGACGACGAAGATGGAAAAGATGGCTTTACACTTATAAATGTAACAGATGCACCTACAATAACAGGATTAGAACAAGTCACAACAACTAATATGTTCTCATATGACTTGTATACATTAGATAACACTACAGTTGATGTTACATCTACTACATCAAACATAGATCCAATGTACTTTAAGAGTGTGTTGTACAAAGATGATATAGTGATGGATCGTAACAATGCGAATGTGTGGGTAACAAACTTCCAAAACGCAGGTAGTGTATATTTCGAAAGAGGAAATGTAGTATACAGAGAAAATGATTTGGTCCAAAGCAAAAGAATGGAAAAAGCAGTTATCTATGATTTAGATGATAACACCACAATTAAAGAATTAGAATATATAGATCCTTTTAAAGATGCAATTTCGAGCCAAGCAAAAATTAATTTAACATATATCTCTGAATCAGATCCAGTAATATATCAAAACAATGGTTCTAATTTCAACAGTAATAACATTGGCGAACTTTGGTGGGACACTTCAACTTGTAGAAGTTTATGGTATGAGCAAGGCAATGTCACATACAGAAGTAGAAATTGGGGCAAATGGCATCCAGGTAGTAGTTTTGACGTGTACGAGTGGACAAGAAGTGTGTACTCTCCAAGCGAATATGTAAGAAATGGCGGAGAAGGAACACCTATTAACAATGTAGACTTCTTGTTGGTAAAAGAATTCGATATGAGCAAAAACACATATAGAAGCATTTATTACTTCTGGGTTAAAGATGTTAGTACAGTACCAGCATTAGAAAGTAGAACAATGAGTGCTAGAAGTGTAGCATTACAAATTGAAGATCCGATTACTTTAGGACTTCCATTCTATGCACCAGTTAGCAACACAACCATTATGATACAAAACACAAAACGTTTTATTAGAGATGATAAAGTTGCTTTCCAAATGAATTACTCAGTTAAGGATACAAAATACGATAAGAAACATACTCAATGGAAATTATATAGGGAAGGAGACACATCAAGTCAAATCAGTACCTCAATTATCAACAAGATGATAGACAGTTTATGTGGATACGATGCTAATAATAAAGTTGTTCCAGATCCAGGATTGAACGAATTTGAAAAATATGGTTTAGGTATTAGACCAAAACAATCAATGTTTAAAAATTTAAAAGAAGCAAGACGTGTATTTGTAGAGTTTATAAACAGAGAAGCATACAATACTGAACTTACAGATACAAAATATAAAAATTGGAATGCAGGCATTACCGATGATACTTATTTAGAAATTGTAAATTGGATTAAACCTAAATTTGACAATGCCAAAAAGCCAAGGTATGTATTAAATCAGTTTAAGAAATTAAACTTTGTAGGAGAGTTAAGCGATGGTGATGTTGTAAGAGTTGACAACAAGAAAGATCCTTGGAAAGATTACGAATGGAGTCAATCAAATCAAGAGTTTACTCACGTTAGAACCTACAAAGCAAGTTATAGATTAAAAGATGTTGTATATACTTCTAACAATACACTAGTACTTGCAACAAAATTAAGACAAATAGTTGATGCTATATTTACTAAATTATACATACAAGAAAATAGAGTTAAAATTAACGAACTATTCTTTGCAATGTTGCACTATGTAAACACAGAGCAAGACGAAATTAACTGGGCATTCAAGACAAGTTACTTTAATATTAAACAAGGTGCAGATGAATTGAGCCAGACTTATATTTCTAAAGCAGATGCTTTCCCTAATGTAACCGAATATGTAAATGCTCAAAAACCATTTACAAGTAAATTAAGAGATTTCCAAGATGTTAAGAGTATTAGTACAGAAATTATAAAGAACAGCAGTACAGATTTTGATAAACCACCGTATCAACCTAATCCAAATGTTGATTCTATTGTGTTAGATGTAGAAAATGTTACTCATTCAAACATTATGTTGAATGATCCAGATTACAAATATTGGTTTAGTAACTATAATAAGGCAGACAGTAAAGTTAGAACATTTGACCAAACAATCAGTATTGATAGAACAAGTTTTGTGATTGATGAAAGCAGAAAAACAGAATTGCTCGGCGGGTTTTCACCACAGAATGCCGCAGAAAGAATATTCTTATATGATGTTGATGTTGCAAAACTTAATACTGCAATATCTAATCCAGGTAATATCTATAGTGCGGCTAGTATAACTGCATTTAGAATTGAAAGAGATGCATTGATAAAAACTAAAGTAGGTGCAGACTTTAAAGGATTAACTATAGATGCTGGTAAATTTGTTGACAATATTATTAACGCAGGCGGTGATGATGCTTTAGTAGGTGCGTTAGGTTGGGATAGTGCTCCATACGACATTGCACAGTTTGACCAATTAATAGAAGTTGAAAATTACGACGGAGTATTTGGAAACAACGGCAATTTAACTATTGCTGGAGTCAAGTACGAAGGGTTAGGCGGAACATCATTTACTAAGATAGATGGTCCTGACAGACCAGAAGAATTAATAATGGTCGATCCAAAAGAAAACTTAATTATCAACGTTGATACATTTGCTAACAGTAGTGTATCTGCTACAAGTACTAAGACAGTAAGTTATAGAGCACACATAGATATGTTTGGTAGAACAAACTATTATAGACTAGGTAGTGCAAATTCAACAACTATTAGTGCAAACGTGACAGCAAACGATAAAGACATTAGTGTAAGCAATACAACAATGTTTGGTCCTGTTTCTCCAGGAAATCCAGGATTTGCATTTATCAATGATGAAATGATTAAGGTTACTAGAATAGATGGCAACACATTAGTTGGCGTACAACGTGGATTAAATGGTACAACTATTGGCGTTCATACAACTAACGATAAGATATATAACGCAAATAGTAGTGTAACATTAAATGAACAAAATGTCAATGCAAACGTGTTGCTGTGGAACACAAACATAACTGATACTACAAATAGTAATTCGGGTGCAGTCTTCCTACAAGAAGATGATAACCCAGGAGGATTTATATCCTAGTATTATAGTTAGTTTTAATAGAAAAGATAAATATAGATATGTACGATAAAGATGATAACACTAGCAAAGAGACCGATACAATGAAGGATGAAACTAATATGAATGTGTCAGGACACATTCTTATCAGAGATAAAGAAACCGGTGAAGAATTAGTAAACAAAAGAAATGCTATTCATTACGGTAACTTAGGTGCTCTTATTGCCGCAGGATTACAAAATCAAAGTAATAAAATTATCCATTTTATGGCTTTTGGCAACGGAGGTAGTAGTGTAGATAGCAGTGGAACAGTTTTGTATAAAGCACCCAATACAAGTGAATCAACAGAACCCACAGCATCATTGTTCAATGAAACATTTAGTAAAGTTGTAAGTAGCACAAGTGCTAATAATGACACAGCAAACAATAAAATTGAACTTTCATCTGGTACAAATTATACAGATTTAAAAATAACCTGTACACTAGGATTGAGTGAACCTAGTGGACAAGAAAATTTTGATACGGCAACAAATCAAAACAGTAATTACATTTTTGACGAATTAGGATTAAAAGGCTTTGCTACATCTTCAGATAATGCAGAACTTTTAACCCACGTAATTTTTCACCCAGTACAAAAAAGTTTGAACAGGGTCATAGAAGTAGTATATACAGTTAGGATTCAACTGTCGTAATAAATAGTTTAGAGGAATAAAAAGAAAATGGCATATACAGTATCAACGACAAGTGGCACAAGTGTTACAGTTGCAGACGGTGTAGTTGACACTACTAATTATAGTCTTTCCTTAGTAGGAAAGAACGTTAGTGGTTACGGACAATACTTTGTTCAAAATTCAATTAGACACTTAGAGAACTTTGCAAACAGCACAGCACCTAGTCCAACAAATAAATTAACTGGACAATTATGGTATGACACATCATCTACACAGATGAGAGTGTACAACGGTAGTGGTTGGATCAGACTTACTCCAGGCGTTAGTGCTTCAGCACCAGCAGACGGATATCAATCAGGTACTATGTACTTCGATACAACTGATGACAAATTAAAAATCTACAATGGAACAAGTTTTGTAGACACAAGTTATGCAGGTGAAGTATCAGATGCATACAGCAGTACATACGGAACCGCAGGTGGAACTAAATTAAGAAACATTTTCTTAAATGCTACATCAGGTGGTCCTTATCCAGTTACTGCTTTAGTAAGTGTTAACCAAACAGAAAGTTCAGGTGACGGCACAGGTGCAATACCAAGTGGTGAAACTATTATGGCTATATTCAGTGATTATGAATTTACAGCCGCTGATAGTGTTTCATCATCAATGGGCGATAATATTAATTGGCACGATCATTTAAGTGCTTCTAATGGTATTGGTACTAGTATTAAGAAAGGTCTTAACCTAAGAGACGAATATGCTAATACTTCTATTGCATTAGCAGATAGAGCCTATGAAGCAGATACAGTAACAGGAAATATTTTTGTTGGTGGTAGTAACGTGGCTCTTTCAGCACTTGTACAAACAGGCGAAGATTTTATTCCAGGAACAGATCTTAGTTTTGACTTAGGTAGCAGTACAAGAAGATTTAGCCAAACTTGGTCACATAATTTAAACGTAGGGAATGGAACTAATGGTTTCATTAGAGCATACGGCGACGTGGCAATTGGTAATTCCTCAACAAGGATAAACACAATTCACTCAACTAACTCAGACATCAACACAGTTGTTGTCAACACTCAGGCAAATGTTAATGCTCCAATCCAAATTACTGGAGCGGCAGACTTAACAAATAATTTAACAGTTGCAGGTACTACTACTCTAAACGGTAGTGTTGTAGTTGGTAATGCTATTGCTGACACAGTTTCAATAACTGCTTTATTATCAAGTCCAATTATTCCTGATACTGATGTTACTTACTCATTGGGTAATACCAATAACAGATTTAGTATTGTGTATGCTAATCAGTTCCAAGGAGATGTAACAGGTGACGTAACAGGTAATGTTTCAGGTAGTGCAGGTAGTTCAGCAACAGTAAACACAATTACTAGTGCGAACAACAGTACACACTATCTAACTTTTGTAAACAGTGACAATGGTTCCTCAACAGCAGAAACTGTTAATACTGATGGAGGTATTACTTATAATCCTTCATCCAACAAACTTACAGTTAGCGGTGTTGCTCAAGCAGGTACATTAACAGACGGTACACTAAGTTCATCAGCAGGTACAATTACTGGTGGTGTTGCGGCAACATTCAGTGGTACTGTTACAGCAACAACATTTGACGGTGAAGCAACATCGGCTCAATATGCGGATATGGCTGAGATATATTCAGCAGATGCAGACTACGAGCCAGGTACAGTTGTTAAAATCGGAGGCGAAGCAGAGATTACACAAACATCAAATCACGCAGATCCAGATGTGTTCGGTGTTATATCAACTAACCCAGCATACTTAATGAACTCAGAAGCAGAAGGTTTACCAGTAGCATTACAAGGTCGAGTACCTGTAAAAGTAATTGGTAAAATTTCTAAAGGTGAGAGATTGGTTGCTAGTGACGAGCCAGGAATGGCTTGGGCATTAGGTTCAGATGATTATGATGCAAGAGCAATTATAGGCAGAAGTTTAGAAGATAAAGAAGACGGCGGCATCGGCATAGTAGAAGCGGTTATCGGCGTTAAGTAAAGAATTATAGATAAATAAGTGTATATACTTTGTAGGAGATAGAGAATGGCTTTAAGCACAATGACTAGTAGATCCGCAGGAGACAGTATTACTGCTTCTGACTGGGATATTGTTAGAAATAACATACTATTAATAACAGGTTCAGCAACTGGATCACAAGAAGGTTGGGGACAAAGTTTTTCAGTGTATAATCCAGCCGCGGGTGCAACAATTTCAGATACTAACACAAATGACATTATCAATGCCGCTCAGGACATTGCTACATACGTAGGTGCTAGTGTTACTGTAAGTGACGTTGCAAATGCAGGCTCTATCCAAGAAGACGATTTAAATACTATTCAAACAACAGTAACTAACGCATACAATAATAGATTTAGTGCTCAGTCAGGTTACTTGTCAACTGAAGCAAAAATTGATTCCACAAGAACAGCAAGTTGGAACACCACAGTTACTCACTACTTTACTGTAGACTTTAGCAGTGACTCACACGCAAAAGAATTTTTTAATGCAGGTGGTAAAATTACTTTTAGTGCAAGTAGAAGTAGCGGTGCAAGTAATGACCAAAACACAGATTGGACTAACTTATTAAGTGCTATGGGTACAGTTAAAATGGGTTACACCAATGTTACAGCAAGTTCAGGCTCTAACACAGGTTCAAGAGGTTTCTACGACTTAACTTCAAGTTTCCAAGAAATTTTTATCAAAACAGGTTCAGGTTCATATTCAAGTAACTATTACCAAATTTCTGCAAAATACGACAGCAGTACAGCAACAATCAGTTACCAAGTAACATTCTCAGATGCTCACACAGGTAGAGGTTATTTTGATACTGTAGACGGAACACTACAACACAACGTAGGACAAGAAAGACCAAACAGTGGTACTTTGCCTAACGGTTATAGTGTAACAGTTGCTACACCTACATACGCAGAATCAAGCGAACTGTAAACTAAGATTTAATTAAAGCAATCTAAAACTCTGATAAATACTGTGTACAACAGGACACATTATTATGAGCGACAGATTAGAAAAAGCACTAAAATTTGCCAACTACAGGCATACTCTCAACAATCAAAGAATACAACTCAAAGCAAAAAACAAAACTTTACTCACTTACAGTTTTGGTGGAGGCACATTCTTCATAGATAGAAGTTTGATTTCATTTGTTGATATGCTGATTAAAGACGGTGAAGAATCCGTTGTATTGTTAGACCAATACGAGTTGCCTATTCTAGTTGAAGATTTGCAGGCATTCAAAGAAGAAATACTAGGTCGTTATTTCGAATCCACTAACGAATATCACGCAGACTATACTAAACTCAGACAGTCCAGAAGTGTTGATAAATTATTGGATTTGGATTTAGATGAGTAGTAAAGGCGTAGTATTATTTGCACATAACAACAAGGAAATTAATTATTTAAAATTAGCCTGTGTATCCTGTGCTATGATTAAAAAGAACTTAGGCACAGAAAATATAACTGTAGTATCAGACATTGACAGTTATGAATATAATTTAGATGTGCTAGGCAAAGACTTTATAGAAAAACATATTCCCAATCTCATACTAGTTCAAAAAGATTACGACTTTAAAAATAAAAACATTAGAAGTTTTAGAGATACAAATCATAATATTCAAACATTAAGTTTTTATAACGAAAACAGATCCTCTGTTTATGACATCACGCCTTACGACGAAACCCTTGTAATAGACGTAGATTACTTAGTAATGAGTGATAGTTTGAACCTATGTTGGGGACACGAAAATGATTTAATGGTTAATTATGATGTGCAAGATATACAATCGAGTAGACAAACAGGCAAAGAACGACTGCAAAATTATGGTATAACTATGTACTGGGCAACAGTGGTTTACTTTAGAAAGAACGAATTTACTAAACAGTTCTTTGATATTGTAACACACGTCAAACAAAACTATGAGTTTTATAAAGACTTATATGAGTTCTCAGGTATGTTGTATAGGAACGATTATGCTTTTAGTATTGCCGCTCATATGATGGGTAACTTTAGTAGCGAAGCAATACCTCCTTTGCCTGAACGCACAATGTATATGAGTTACGATTGGGACGATATTTATAAAGTAAATGGTACTAATGACATTACTTTATATTTGGAATTAGACAAACAAATTAAGAATTTTAACCTATGCCGTTGGAAGGGTCTAGATTTACATTTGATGAACAAATGGGCATTACAACGACACGCAGACGATTTATTGGAAATATATGGCTAAGAATAAACACCCAAAACTAGGAGATAGAATACTACACAAAGAACCCGCATTTCGCAGAGAAAACGAAGGCATTGTTATAGAAATGTTAGGAATGCAATTTGTGTATAAAACAGACAGTGGCGAAGAACGTTTTTGTTTGTTTAGGGAAGACTGGAGAATTATAAATGAAAACTAGATATTACATATTAGCCGGTGTACTGTACACATTGTTTATAGGCTTTACTGCGAGTGCAATCCAGTACAGACTTTCAATGGAAGAAATTAAAGAACGGTATCAGACAGAATATTGTGAAGTTGTATATGAATACACAGGTGAAGTAGGCGGAGAAGATTGGGAAGAATTGATGACTCTTGCTATAGAAATGCAGGAAGAACGTGACGAGTTACAAGAAATAGTTGACGAAGGTATAGACAAGTACTACGAAGAAGAATTTGGCGAAAGCCGTAATCAAAGTGATGCTGATGCATACATTAGTTTATTTATGAATTTGACTGATCCTATTAATTGGGTATTCACATTGATAATTGCTACATTCATAGCAAGTTTTTATCTAGCATTTTATAGTTGTAAACTTGCTATAGAAAGACATTTTAGGAAAGAAGATGACTAAGAAATATATACACGTTAATCAACACAAGATTAGAAGTAATTTAAAACACGGTACAAACGAACCTGTTATTACAATTAAAGAAGGACGTACAAACACATACTGCCACGAAGTAGAAGTCAAAGGTCCCAGCAAAGTAGTTTACGGCGTAGACGGTGAAAAAATACTTGCCTGTGGTGCAAGAGTAGTAATAGAAACAGAGAGTGATATAGAAATAGTACGATGAGTAGAGGTTATATAGTAATCGCACAGAACAACGAAACGACTGATTATTTAGAGCAGGCGTATGCCCTTGCTTTGAGTTTAAAAATTACACAAAGCGAAGTTAATAATCTAAGTGTTTGTGTAGAGAAAGGAACAAAAGTATCTAAAAAGTATAGGGCAGTTTTTGATAAAGTAATAGACATACCTTGGAATGACGAATCCAAAGATGCAAAATGGAAGATTAATAACAAATGGAAATTTTTGTATATGACTCCTTATGATGAAACTGTGATACTAGATACTGATATGGTTTTTCCAAGTGATGTTAGTTACTGGTGGGATATAATGAGTCAAAAAGAAATATGGGCAACAACAAATGTTAAAACATTTAGAGGAGAATGTGCAAAAGACCATCCAAGGTATAGAGAATATTTTGCACTTAACAATTTGCCAAATGTGTATAGTGCTTTCTTTTATTTTAAGAAGTCAGAATTAACTAGTGAGTTTTTTAAACTAGTAGAACTTATAATGCAAAATTGGGAAAAGTTTTATTTTGAATTTATGCCAAAAGGCAAACCAGAATTTTTGAGTGGAGATGTTGCTTATGCATTAGCAATAAAATTGCTAGGCATAGAATCACAAACCACAATGGATCACATAGACGAGTTACCTTCTTTTACACATATGAAAAGTTATATGCAAGGTTTAAGAGACGGAAGTTTATTAGATGATAATTGGACTGCAAGTATACCTACATATTTTACCAGTATAAAAGATTTTAAGATAGGCAACTTTCAACAACAATATCCGTTTCATTATGTAGATAAAAGTTGGCTAACAGAAGATATTATTAAGAGTATGGAAGATGAACTTAGATGATTTGAGACAGTGGAATTTAGATAGGCGTAAAGAAAATAAACACGTTTATTTTAATGATGCGGGCCGTATATTGTGTTTAAGTCGTAGTGAAACAGACGACTATCCAGATGCAAAACACATCATAATGACAGCAGAGCAACTGAGTGTAATAGACGATACAACAAGTGTAAATGATGTGATAGTTGAGATGGACACAAAGAATGAATCAGTATATAGGTTGATAAAGAAAACTATTGAATTAGCAGAATTTAGAACTAAAGATGATGTACTAACACAGATTGTTCCATATGATAACAGTAATTATGATATTAAGATTGATGTTGGTACAGATAAAATTGGTATAACTATGCACAGTAGATTAATTAAACGGCTTACAGATAACGTGGAATTAGACGAAGGCTTTACAGTAAATGGCAAAAAGATTTGCCATTTTCATTTTACAAAAAAGAATGATCCACACTTTCATATTAAAACTTTAAAAGTAGATTTAGTAGATTTAGTTAAAGAAAAAAGTAAATTTTATAACGTAGAAGAAGATTTAAGTAGGTGTAGTATATACACTAAAAAAGTATTCGATAAGTATGTATACACAAATAAGGAAAAATAAATGGCAAAAGTTAATGTATCAGAATTAGATATTTTTTATATAAGTTATGACGAACCTAATGCAGAAGAGCATTGGGCAGACTTATTAAACAAGGTGCCTTGGGCAAAACGTGTACACGGAGTTAAAGGCTTTGACGCCGCTCATAAAGAATGTGCAAAGCAATCAGAAACAGATAGATTTATAACTGTAGATGGTGACAACATTGTAATGGACGATTTCTTTGACCAAGAACTAGACTTTCCGGAAAAGGACAATGACGGAAATGATATAAGTCAAAGTATATTCAGTTGGAATGCTAAAAACATTCTCAATGGATTAGTATATGGTAATGGTGGACTTAAATGCTGGCCCAAAGAATATACACTGGGTATTAACACACACGAAGCCGCAACAGATGGCGAAGGTATGGAGTTTTGTTGGAAACTTAATTACATACAAATGAATGATATATTCAGTGAAGTACATCAAACTGCTTCACCCTTCCAAGCCTTTAGGGCAGGATTCAGAGAGGGTGTAAAACTAAGTTTAGATCAAGGCGCA